AGAGCGGCGCAATACATCAGAGTGCCCAATGTTGCGTCACCGCCTGGTGAGGTCGTTAGGGAGTCGATATAGCCCGATTCTTGACGCCTGCGATATGCGAACTGATTACCAGCTGACACCGATTGCGTGAGCAACGTGTAATCGTCTGACGGGTTTGTAATCGTGATGCCAAGGTAAGACATGACTTGCGCGGCCGTTACCCATGTGCAAACAGGGTCATTGGCAACAGTTCCAGACGCGGCGACACGCTCGACATCGCTTGCGGTCTTGGCGTAAAGCACCTGATCCGCAATTGGCACCTGATAGTCGTACAGCAGGTCGCCCTGTGTATCAATACCAAGAAACAAATACTGGGGAAGCGCCCTAACGGAATACGAGCCATTAAAGGTTGCATCGACACCCGCAACAACAATTGAACTGCCGACTGCAATCTCCGATGGGGTTAGGAGTTGCAGTACGGCAAAGTTGTCAATTAGGTATTTGTTGGTAACTGTGTATGTAGCCATGAGCGGTTGCTCCGCTCTCGACTAAGCCTGGGTGATCTTGCGAATCATTCCTGAAATTGCAGCGAAAGTTGAAACATAACCATAGAAGCTCATGTTGCGACCCAAGGTTGCTGGGTTCTCAAATGACTGCAAGCCACGGATTGATTCGTAAAACTCGTACGCATCGCCTGCACCTTGACCTACGCGGGTGATGATCATGGTCTTTGCAGCGAAGTTGCTGTCAACTACCAACTGCAAGCCAAGTGGGTTGCCGTTCCATGAAGATGCGCTTGCGTCGCCAAGTGCGTTCTGACCGGTCAATCCTGCACCAATGAATGGGAATACTGGACGGCCAGTTGTGTCGGCTAGTTGTCCAAGTTGGCCCCATACGTCTGGGCTTACGAACATGTGCGTAGGTGTCCAGTTGCGGTTGGTTGAAATGTCAACTGCGGAGTCGTAAACCGACTTCAACAAGTCAGCAACGGTCAAGTCCCAAACGCCAGACGAGGTTGCTGCGGTGAGCAAGTTGTCTGCTGCAACGTTGTCTGATGCAATCATGTATTCGCCCATGAGGTCATTCAAGATCAACTGCATTGCGGATGGGTTTGTAAAATCAATGTCTTGTGCCGACAAAGTAACTTGTCCAGCAAGTGTTGTCTTAGTGACCGAGTTGCTTGCAATCACCATGGTTGTTGCAGATACTGAAGACAATTCACTTGCCTGTGATGCAACGCTTGTGTGCGTGGTAATCGTAGGACGGATAAATGTCTTTGATTGTCCGCTGTCTGGATAAGCGCGAGCGCCTACTGCATCGACTACTGGACGCAAAAAGTTCAGGTCTTGAACTAATGGCCCAAGAACTGGAACTGGCAAAAGACCAGGTGTGTCAGTTGTAATCACGTCGCCTGCAGCTGCTTGCAACGCGGTTCGCTTTGACGCGGTGTGTTCTGCTACTGCAGCGTTCATGTTCTTAAACGTGTCGCCACCAATGTGGTAAGCGGCCATGAACTCGCCTGCCGATGGCAAAACAAATTCTTTTTTGGCTTGTGCAAAAATTGGTGCGGTTGGGATTGTTGCCTCAACTGCTGGTGCGGTTACTTCTGACATGGGTTCTATCTCCTGTTCTGGGACTACTTCTTCATTTAACACTACTTCTTCCGGCTCTTGGTGGATACTCGCTGCGACGCTGGCGATGTTGGCCATGTCACCGAATGCGCCGATCGGAACGAGTGACAACTCTGTCCAATCCGCTGCTTCAATAATCATGGTTCCCGCTTCGTCGTATGAGAATTTGGTTGGGTTTACGCCAACAGAAACTTGGTCAATTGTGCCGTCGCTGGCCATAACCAAAGCATCGTTGCCGAGGCTGGTCGCGCTGATCTTGGCGCTGAACATCATGCCTTGTTCGGTGTCCACGCGTTCGGTCACTACTCCTACTGGCATGCTTGCGTCGTGGTACATAAACAAGCGTGGTGCTTTGCCCTCGACTGGCAATGAGCCTGGACGGAAGATCACAGCTGTGCCGTCCGAAACTGTTGCCGGCACGTTGTAGGGAACGGCGGTTCCGCTGATTGTGCGTCGTGGTGCGTCGCCTTTGGCGGCGTCAAGTGTGAACTCTCCTGCGATTAGTTTGATCATCGGCTTGCTATCTCCTCTTGAGTGTTTTCTCTAACGATTACTTCTTCATCGTCCATGCGATCGGCCATGAAGTTTTCTTCTAGGTATTCATCGGCGTCAAACTCAACGTATGTTCCGCGCGGTAGAACGTTGTCCATTGACAATGCGCCAGCAATTGCGTCGGCATACAATTTCACGCCAAACAAGTACAGGTCTGCGCGCGCTTGCTGTGACGACTGGTATGAGTAGGCGCCAGTAGCAACGCCAACCAAATACGGTGGCACGTTTGCCAAGCGCGACATTTCCAATGCCTGATATTGCGACGCCTCAATTAAAAGCATCTTGTCTGGCGTGCTGTTTGTTTCCGTGTATGTCAAATACTCGTTAAGCGCTGCAGTCTGGTTAGTTGCTCGAGCGGCATTAAACGCGCTAGCCAAATCAGCAAGTTCTTGCGCGCTAAGTGGTTCGCCACCAGTTTGCTTAAGTACGCCAGCAGGAATGCTTGACGATGCGTTGCGGTTGCGCGCTGCTTCAAGTTTTAGTGCGGTTTCAATTGCGCCTGGTGCCGAGTAGATCAGGCCTTGTGCTGGAGACAAGAATTGCACAAGGTTTGCTGGATCAATTTCTCCGCCTTGGAAATACACCTGTGACGATGGAGCAAACCACACAGGGCCAGCCATGTCGGTAGTGGTAATTGAACCAGCAGGTAGTCGAGTGAACGTGGCAGGGTATCCGTCGGCGGTGCGTGAGGTGATGTACCAGAACGCGCGCCCAAACATCATGAGGTCATCAAGAGTCCAGCTCATAAGGAACTGGAACGAAACTGTTGGGTCTGGTCGGCGCAACCATGAACGTGGAGCGATATAGATTTTTTCCATTTCTTCGCCGTTCCAAAACTCGTTGTATGAGCGAAGATTCATTGAGCCAATTACCGACGCCATGAGATCGCGCGCACGGTTGATCGTTGGGACGCTGATCGCCGCGTTACGCGCTTCGCCTTCGCGGTAGGTGTAGTACTGGCCGATCATGTTCACGCCAACATTGGACGACGAATAGCCAGGAGCAAAACCGCCTGCAGCTGCAGCCTTGCTTGGCGCTGGGCTTATTGCTGCTTTTTTGGTTTTGTTAAAAATCGCCATGTTCCTACTTTGTCATATAAGTGGCAACCGCGCATGACTTATCCGATTCCGACAAAAGGCAAGGTGCGCGGTCGCCGCGTTTATCTTAGTTATTTACAGCGACAAGCATGGGCTTTCCGCTGTTAACTGGACGGGCACACATGCCGATTCCCCAGACCATTGTTCGCGCTAACTCAATTGGGCCAGGTGATCGCTTGCTTGAAAGCACGATCGTGTTGTCGGTGCGAACAGCAACAGCGCGCTGGACATGTTCTGCCAACAGTTTTTCGCCTGTGTGAAGTAGCCGTGCCTCGGCAATCATGTTTTTGGCAAGCGGTGTGAACCGTCCTAGTTCGGCGTACCCAACCACGACCCTGCGGCGCTCGATGTTCGGTGGGCATGTGGCGTCCACGGTTGGCGACAGGGCAAACCTGATCGTTGGGTCTTTGGCAAGTTCTTGCACGTTTTCCCACAGCTCTGTTATTGACTCGGCAATGAATGCGACGGTGACAAGCACCCGACCGTCTGACAGGTTGACGCATCTGGTCGCGCTGTATCGGGAGTCGTCTAGCGAAGACTCGATCGCCACGACGCCACCAGTCGGAACTTCCCCGTGGTATTCCAATGACGGCCAGCGCCCTGGCTCAATCCATCCGCGCACAACACTCACCCACAGGTTTAGGGATGCGCGCAAGAACGACGCGCGATCAGGGTTAGTTGACTCTTGCCTAATTGTGTCCATGTCCAACGTGTGGCCGAGTGCAGGATTACCCCACGCCCATGACGATGGGTGCAACGGGTCAAGGCTCGGGTCGGGAGACCATTCCGCCATATACATCGTGGACGGCTCACCTTTGTCAATTGCTCGAATGCCAGCCTCACGCCAACGCTGGAACAGCACCGATTCTTCCGTGCCAGCAGTTGAGAAGAAGCAAGCCAACGGGTTTTTTCTAGCGCGCTGTGCCGGCAAGAGACCCCCTTCCACGGAATCAGGATTGACGTCAAATAATTCGTCCACCACGACCAAATCAATTGACATACCGTGACCTTGGTTTGGTTTTAATGCTTTGACCCACCATTTGCTGCCGTCTGGCATCGTGGCCTGATAACGGCCGTACGACTTGACGATCTTGGCGCCGTAGTACTCCTCAAGGATTGGTGCCAGATCATCAAACAACAAACACGCAAGGTCAAGTCTGTGCGCGCCAGATACCACGGTCTGTTTACCGCCACGTATCTTTGGCATTTCCACAAGCCAAAACAGGATGAGCGCCTGGATGATTGTGGTCTTACCGTTCTGACGCGCAACCGACACAA